TGGGCGCATCCGGGATATGGATCACGCTCGGGTCCAACTCGACCGCTGCAGCGATGATCTGCTTGAATTCGAGGAACTTGATTCCCTTCTGCTGATCGATCGCGTCGTGCAGCGGACTCTCGAAGCGGAAGTCGATGTTGGCGTTTTTGAGCGGCTCGGGCAGATCCATAGGCGAGCCGAAGGCGCTGTTGCGGTAGAGGATGTCGAAGGTCTCCTCGCACAGGCCGCCGTTGTATTCGAATTCCATCGGCTCGAAGAGCGGGAGCGCGCCGCGGACGTATTCCTGCATGATCTGCCCCGCTTGGAAGGCTGTCATCTGGGGGTCGGTCGTGGGGTTGAAGGCGCGCAGTTTATTCAGAAAGAAGCACTGCATCAGCACCGAGCGCGAGTCCTTCACCATCTCGAGGTTCAACGGCAGGCCCTTCACATCGATGTTCATCGCGCGTAGCGCCTCCCCCAGCCTCTCGTCGTACTCGGCGTCCACCCAGGTCACCCCTCCCGGGAACTGCTGCATATCGGATTTGATCGCGTCTTTGGTCGCGATCAGCGGTGGGTTCGCCGCCTTCTCGCCCGCTTCCAGCAGGGTAAGAGTCATCGCCTGCAGCAGCCGGCCCTCGGGCAGCGCCGCGACAGTAGCGGGACTGAAGGCGTACTGGCTGGTCCCGGCCGTCTGCCAGCGCGGGATCAAGTAGATCTGGCCCCAGATCGGGGTCTCCTCGATCGGCTTGTTGTGGTCGCAGTCGTAGAAGATCGACACCCGCGGCTTCGCGTTCGCCTGCCCGTCCCAGATCTCGGTCGAGCACACGGTGTGGAGCACGTTGAACTCGTAGAACGGGTCCTTCGAGAGCTTGTCGCGGATCTTCTGATCGAGCGGCGCCTTCGGGAAGAGCGCGACCAGATCGACAGCCGAGACTTTCCACTTGCGCGCTTTGAAGTCGATCTTGCCGTCCTGGTTCTCGCGCCACACCACGTCCTTCAGGTGCCAGCATTGGTAGATCAACGCATCGCGAAAGCGGTTCAATTGCACGCTGATCACGCATTGGCCGAAGGCCGCGAAGTCGTGATCGGCTTCTTTCGTCGCGCGAGTGAAGAGGGTCGCCCGGTCATACATCGCGCGCCGCATCGTCGCCTCCGCCCACTCGAGCCAGCGCTTCGAGGGGTTATCCTCGATCCGAACGTCGGATGGGACCATGTGGAACCACGGCTTCTGCGTCGGACGGAGCATCACCCCGATCTGGTCCCCAAGATCGCGCCGGCAGAGGAGCGGGTAGCTCGTGGAGAGGTGCGCGGCGTAGTCCTCGCCGAGGGTGCGGGTCGCGGTGAAGTCTGCGCGCTCGACGTAGAAGTTCTCCGCGATCTGCTGCCACAGCGCCATCAATGAGCCGCGCTTCCCGAACAGGTTGTCGGCGAGTTCGCGCAGTTGCTTCGCGTTCATGCGAGGATCGCTTTCTTGGCGGCCTGCTTCGTGATCATCGCGCCGTAGAGCGGTGAGGACAAACGCTCGGCGATGAAGTCCAGATTTTGTGCGAGCTGCTTACGATTCTGGAGGATGTGCCTCAGGGTGCGGTACTCCGCGCGGTGGGCGACGAGTTCCTCGGTCAAGCGGAACTCTGGATCCACGAGGTAGTGCTCCCACCACTTCTCGGGCCCGCCGTAGGCGCCTTGGCGCTGGGAGTGCACGGCCTCGTGGGCCTTTAATTGAGTGGGAATCTGCGGGACGCCGTTCACATAGACAGTAGTGCCGTAAGTGAAGATCACTCCGTGGCGCGCTGCGGCTGGAAATACCGCCACGATCGCTCGGTAGTTCGGAGGGGTGCCGCGAACGATGTTCACACGCCCAGTGCGTCGGCTGCGCCGCTATCGGTGAGTATCGTGCTCGCGCGTCCGCGCCTTCGCATCTGGCCCGTGATCGAGCGCCGCCGCGCACGCCGCGTTGCGGCATCATCAGCCAGCGGCATCACCGGTTCCGGCTCCTCCTGAAGCGCGGCAAGCGCTTCGCGCTCAAGTGCCGCTTGAGACTCGGCGGATCTCCGTGCCTGCTTCGCCTCGATCCTTTGCATGTTAGCCGAGGTCGCAGCGAGCCCTACCCCTACCCATGCTGCTGTTACGCCCATGAGAACCTCCTATCGGTCGAGTCGCTTGGCGTAGATCTCGTCGACCAGTTCGTAGCCAAGTCGCGTAAGCAGTTCGCCCACTTTGTTGGTGCGCTTGGCATGATGATATATCACTTGCACGGCTTCTGCCTTAAGTCGTTGCTCGGCGAAGCGGATCAGGCGCACCCCTACCATGCCTTTGCGATAATCGAGCGCGACGAAGAGCACGTCCTGATGCGCCTGCAAAGACGTCACATAATGGAGGCTAGGCCGAACGAAAAAGACGACGTAGCCGATGAGCCGCCCAGAGTCCCGCGCGGTGTAGCAGCGCAGCTGGCCCGCCGCCTGCAGTCTTGCGTAGGTCTCGATGTCGGGTTTGAGGGCGATATCCTGGTAGTGTGCGATCTCCCGCCAATGCGTTTCCAGCAGTGGCATCACCTCCTCCCACAGATCGCTCACGAGTTCGGCCTGATAATAAAGGCCTCGCAGTTCGGTGAATGCCGGGGCCATGACGTCTACGATCAGATGAATCCGATCGATCGTGCCATCGTTCCTGACCTCGTGCGGGCGCTTATGGTTGAACCAGAATATCTCGCCTGGCGCGGGGTGATAGGTCTCGCCCCCGCATTCGAAGCGATTGCCAGCATCGCCTTGCAGACAGAGGTGGAAACGGTCGTAGAGGTCTGCGTATATGCCCTCGTCCATGTGACGCGCGATTCCCCCGCGCGGTGGCAGGCGGGTGAGCATCACGTGCCCAAGTTCCCCGATCACCCCTACCTGCTCGAGTACGCTCATAACTGCTTCGCCGAGTTCCGGCATCAGCAGGGGGGCGGCTGGGTGGTCGACCGACTCAGTGCTATTCAACACGCCCTCCACGCTTTGCGGATCGGCTACCCAGCGCACCAAGATCGACTGCGCTTGGCTGTGGGCCGAGCCCTCGTAGGTTTCGCGCGGACCTGCCTGCCACAGCTCGGGCTGGGCGGCGAGGCGCGCAAGGAGCGGGCCCGGGTCGAAGCCCGTCGCCACCGGCTTGAAGGACAGCCCCCAGCTCATCGCCGACGCCTTGCCGCCTGATGCCCGAGCACGACCTTGGGCTGCATGCCGCGCATGCCGCGACCACCCTGTTGAAGCTTCTTGTCGATCCACTCCGATGCATGGGTCGCGTGGCGGGGGCCATCCCAGTACGCCATCACTATCGCATCGGCCTCGTCCGGGGACCATCCCAGGCGCTCGATCACGCCCTTCTCGCCCCCCTCCCGCTTGCTTTTGGCTTCGACCTTGATGCCGCGCGAGGTCACTTCGAAGGTCGGGGCGCAAAGCCCTGCCAGGAGCCGCTTGTCGGGCGGCAGCGCGACGTTGCTGCCGTTCGGCTGGTCGGGATCGAGGTCCTCGCGTATGCCCCAGTAGGCGGCGCTGCGGGTGTTGGTGAAGCCTAGTTTCTTGTCCTTGGTCCTGCGAGTAGTCGCGGCGGCGCCTTTGTATCCGGTGCAGAGGATCTCGTTCTCGGTGAGGTGGTTCAGCAGCGCGCTGCCGTAACCTCCTCCCATGTCGACGACTACGGTTGCGTTGTCCCGTCGGTGGGAGACGATGAGCCCAGCGGCGTGCGAGCCGAGCTTGTCGACCGGGATGTCCTTCCCCGGTACCTTGATGAGTTCCGCGTAGTAGGCGTCGAACCTGGGAGCCATCACCAGTTGGTCCTCGCCCCCGCCGCAGGGGTCGGTGCCGATCGAGCACATCGGGATGTTCTCCGGGGGCTCGGGTTTCCAGCGGGCTTGGGCCGCGCGCACCCAGGCGGTCGGGATCACTTGGTTCGCGGCATCCGACATGCCGGCTTTGAAGTCGCCCTTCAAGAGTTGCGAGCGCAGCGGCTCGGGCAGGTTCTGGAGCTCGGCGCGGTACTTGGGGTTGTTGCGGTAGGGATTGTCTTCCAGGCTCGCCGGGATGAAGGTGCGGCTCTTGGCGGTATAGAACTCTCCATCCACGGTGTATTCGCCTGGGCCCTCGACCCAGACGGTGCGCCCGCCCTCTTGGCTTCCGATGTAGATCGCCCACAGGAGCTCCCCAGGGGGCCTCGGGTAGAGCGGGTGGGTCTCATCGAGCCAGGGAGCGAACCACTCGATCAGCCACAGGCCCTCGGCGGTGCGCGGGGGGTTCGAGGCGAGAATCATTCGGGCACGTCGGCCGGTCTCGGTTCGCAACCAGGCGAAGAGAGAGGCGACCTGCAGTTCAAGGAATTCGCCCGCCTCGTCGTAGCCGATGAACTCGCGCTCACGCCCGGCGTGTCCGATCCAGCTGTCGGCGTCCTTCATGCCGCCCAGCTTCAGCGCCTTGCCGTCTTCCCAGGTCCACTCGTGGTCGGTGCCGTTGAAGCCCGCGCGATTACCGATGATCTCCTTGCCGTCGCGCTCGAGCCCGTCGGTCTGGGAGAGCTCGCGCCGGAAGATGATGGCGGAGCCCTTCACTTCGTTCACGGCCCAGCCGAGGAGGAGATGCGACTTGCCCCCGCCGGCTTGGCCACCGTAGAGCAGGATGTCGGCCTGCGAGAGGTAGGCGGCGGTTTGCGGGCCTGGATTGGGGATCCAGACCATGTCACGGGTAGCTTGGTGCACTTCCTTCGCGATGCGCCTACGCGCCAGGGCCGGTTTCTCCTGGACCCGGTCGATCAGCTCGTCGAGGAGGCCTTTTGCCATGCGGTCACCTGCGGCGTTTCTTGCGTCCTCGCTTCACCGCTTCTTTCGCGTGCACCGCGATTTGCACCTTCAGGGCTGTTTCATGGGCGCTCGTCCGCTCGGTGATGATGCGCTTCAAGGTGTCGATCGCGTTCTCAGTGCCCCCGCGCTCCCCGCAATGGATAGAGAGAATCGCTACGGCTTCTCGCCAGAGTTGGGCTTCTGGATCGACCGTCATCGCCTGCAGCACGGGTTGGGGTGGCGGGGCGAGATTCATGCGGCTGATGGGACGACCGTCGAATTGGGTGATGCCGCTGCCCATGCCGGTCCCTGCG